GCCTCGATCGGCGACCGCGCCTCGATCGGTTACGGCGCCTCGATCGGCAACCGCGCCTCGATCGGCGATGACGCCTCGATCGGCGACCGCGCCTCGATCGGTTACGGCGCCTCGATCGGCAACCGCGCCTCGATCGGCGATGGCGCCTCGATCGGCAACCGCGCCTCGATCGGCAACGACGCCTCGATCGGCGACGGCGCCTCGATCGGCGACGGCGCCTCGATCGGCGACCGCGCCTCGATCGGCGGTGGCGCCTCGATCGGCGACGGCGCCTCGTTTGAGGCCGGCGACTGGCTCTGCGTGCTCGGGCCGCAAGGTTCGCGCAATGCCTGGGCGACCGCGATCTGGTCGCCGAAGTACGGCTTGCGGTGGTGGGTCGGCTGCCAGTGCGGGATCACCACCGAGACGCTCTTGGAGCGGGTGGAACGCGATCATGGCGGTGGCCCGCACGGTGCGGACTACCGGCATGCCATCGCCTTCGTGACCGAACATCCGGGTCTCGCCAGAGCTAAGGCCGAGACGAGGCGCACCGCACGTCGAGAGGACGGTAAATGATCCGCCCGCAGCGCGTCCCGCATTTCGCCGAGCGCCTGCCGCGCGACGCGGTCGCCCGGACTACCCAGGTCCCATCCAAATATTGCCGGCCGCACATGGCGATCGAGCTGCGTTTCGCCTGCCCGGCCTGCAATCAGGAATTCGATTGCGAATCCGGCGAGCCGGTCGCGCATGAGCTTCGCACCTGCAGGTGCGGCCTCATCATCCAGATCGAGGAAGATTGCGCATTCGTGTGGCGACGCCGAGCGTTTACCGGCGATCGCGCCCGTGCGGCCGTCTCGATCCTGCTCGCGGCCGTCGTCGCCGCCGGCGCCGGCATCGGCGTCTATAGCGGCCTGATGCTGCTCGAACGCGGCGCGGTGTCCGCCGTCGCTGCGGCGATCAAGGCGAACAAGCCGAAGGATCAGGCGCGGCTCGCTGTTTGGGAGCGAGGCCGATGATGAAGATGGTCGACCTCACCCTTGTCGTCGTCCTCGGCCTGCTGCTCGCGCTGTCGAACAGCGTCGAGCTCATCAAGCTCGCGGCCATCGCGCTCGCCCTCACGCTTGGCGCGCTCGTGGTGCTGTGGGCCTTCGATCCGTCCAAGCAGAAGGAGTAGCGTTCGATGGTCAAGAAATCTCCGAACCCGACCGACAAGCACGTCGGATCGCGCGTCAGAATGAGGCGCATGATGCTCGGCATCTCGCAGGAGAAGCTCGGCGACGCGCTCGGGCTGACCTTCCAGCAGGTGCAGAAGTACGAGAAGGGTACGAACCGCATCGGCGCGAGCCGCCTGCAGCAGATCGCGAACATCCTCCAGGTGCCGGTGGCTTTCTTTTTCGAGGGCGCGCCGAATAGCGGCGCCGCCGTGCCGGACGAAGGCGCGGCGCAATCACCGTCCTTCGTCTCGGATTTCCTCGCGACCTCCGATGGCCTCGCGCTGACGCGCTCGTTCACCCGCATCCAGGACGGAAAGCTCCGCCGCCGGATCGTGGACCTCGTGGAGCAGATTGCGGGAGAAGCGGCATGACACCGGAGCGCTTTCATTCAGAGATCGTGAAGCTGCAGCGCGAGATCGGTTTGCGCGCCGAGATTTTCGTCAGCTTCGACACGACCTACTTCAACAAAGCGACCGCCGAAAACATTCTCAACGCCAGCGTCTACCCGCGCGGAATGGGCGGAAAGGAAGAATGCGCCTTCCGGTCGACCGCACGGAATTTCGAGGACCTTCTCGAAAAAATCGAGACAAAGTGGGCGGAATGCAGCGCCCGGCATCGCGCGGAAATCATCCGCAAGATGGCGCTCCGCATCATCAACCTGACCGCCGAGCATGGCGAGTGCACCGACGCCGCGCTGCGCGGTGACGTGTTCAGCGCCGGCGACATTTCAATGTACGGCGTCGAGGCCTGCGAAGAAGCCAATCGCATCGCCGCGAAGGGGCCCTTCTCGATCATCGCGATCAAGGGGGCGAACGCGGCATGACCATCGCGGGCTATTACTATCTCCACTCGAACGGCGACCTGATCTGGAAGCGCAATCTCGACGACGGCCAGGTGGCGGATTTTCGGGAATCGTCCTTCGTCATTCAGTTCTGGCCGCTCGATCCGCAGGATCGGGAAACTTGCTGGCGGATCCTCGTCGAAGCGTCGGCGCTCGGCGCCAAGGAGCATCGGCTCAACGAGCTGGCCGATAAATGGGGCTGCGATGATGCCGACGCGCAAGTCTATGCCCACCGGATCGGCGTCGATCTGAAGCGCGACGGCAATGCGTGGTGCGCCATGCAGATGGGCGCCACCAACATCCAAGAATTTGCGGCGGGCTTCAGTGAGCAGTCCGCGCTGCGCGCGATGGCCGAGCTTTGCAAGGAGCTTGGTTACCGCGCGCAGAAGATGTGGGGACCGAGCTTTGAGCAGCTCGTCAGCGGACGGGTGCCGGCATGACGATCCCGGCCAAGGAAACCTATCTGGGCGACGGGCTCTACGCATCGTTCGACGGCTGGCAGTTCAAGCTGCGAGCGCCGCGCGAGGATGGCGACCATGTCGTCTATCTTGATCCGGATGTGTATCGCTCGTTCGAGCGCTTCGCCGCCGTGTTTGTCAAGGCGGTGGGGCAATGACCACCGGTGAATACAGCGTCGTGCAGTTCTTTGCCGACGACACCTACGAAATTGTCCGCGAGCGCGTCGAGGCGAAGGAAGCGGTCGAGACCGCAAAGAGCTTCACCGAGCGGCCCGCCGCACTGATCGGCATCATCAAGCGCGTGATCATCGTCGATGCGGGCGATTTCATCAATTTCGAATGGCGTTTCGGCGAGGGCGTTGTCTACCCGCCCCGCGATGCCGAGGGGAAGTTCGTCGCGGACCATCCAGCGGCTGGTTGATTTTTTCACCGGCCCGAGGCGTACCGCGGGCCACAACACGGGAGAACTGCAATGGCACTTTTCAAACCGGCGGAAGTTACCTCCGCCTATCTCAAGATGGGGCTGCTCGGCTTCGCCGGCAGCGGCAAGACCAAGACGGCCGACCTGATTTCGATCGGCCTGATCCAGCACCTGCGCAAGCTCAACATCGATTACGCGGGCAAGCCCGTCTACTTCATCGACACCGAAACCGGGTCGGACTGGATCAAGCCGGATTTCGACGCGATGGGCGTGCCGCTGATGGTCGCCAAGACCCGGGCCTTCGTCGACCTGCTCGACGCGGTCAAGGAAGCCGAGAAGAACGGGGCCATCCTGATCGCCGATTCGGTGACGCATTTCTGGAAGGAGCTTTGCGATAGCTACGTTCGCTCCAAGAGCAAGGGTAACAGCACCTATCGCCTGCAGTTTCAGGATTGGGGCTACCTCAAGGGCGAGTGGGGCAAGTTCACCGACAGCTTCGTCAACTCGAACCTGCACATCATCCTCTGCGGCCGGGCCGGCTTCGAATACGACTATTTCGAGGACGAGGACGGCAAGAAGCAGCTCGAAAAGACCGGCGTCAAGATGAAGGCCGAAGGCGAGATGGGCTACGAGCCCTCGCTGCTGGTCATGATGGAGCGTCATCAGAAGATCGAAGGCAACCGCGTCGTCGAGACCTGGCGCGAAGCTTCGATCCTCAAGGATCGGTCGACCCTGTTGGACGGCAAGACCTTCGCCTTCGACGGCGAAGGCAAGACGCTCCAGCAGATGGTCAACCACACCTTCGGGGTGTTCAAGCCGCACATCGATCGCCTGAGCCTCGGCGGCAAACAACTCGGCGTCGACACCACCCGCACCAGCGCGCACGCGATCCAGCCTGAGAAGAAGGACTGGACCTCGACGCAACGTCAGATCGCGCTGGAGGAGATCGAGGCGCTCCTGGTCGAGCACTATCCGTCAACCTCGAAGGAAGACAAGCAGGCGAAGGCCGCGCTGATCTTCAAGCATTTCGAAACGCGGTCGTGGACCGAAGTCTGCAACATGCGGGTCGAGGAGCTGAAGCTGCGCTACGACGCGCTGCATCAGGAACTGGCCGGCGCCCCGTCCCGTTACGCCGTCCCGCTGCGGCAAGCGGCAAATACCGACATCAACGACAGCCTGCCCGACTTCGACGACGCGACCACCGCGCCGGCGCAGCCGACGCTGACGGTCGAGGACAAGGTCATGGCGGAACTGCCTAACCTGATCACCATCAACGACTGCCTGCACGTCGCGCAACAGGTCGCCAATATGGATCTGTCGGCCGAGGCGCTCGGCCGGATCAACACCGCGCTTATGAAGCGCCAGAACGAGATTGCGAAGGGACCGAAGCCGGACGCGGCCGAGCCCGAGCAAGGAAAGGAGCCTGAGAACACCGACGGCCAGGGCCTCCCCGTGGACCCTGCGCCGAATGACGGGGGCAACAAGGCGCGTGCCCGCCGTGCCGCCCCGGCCTCGGCCCTCGTGGCCGGGTAAATGGTGGGGGCCTTAACCATGCAGTTAGAAAAATCGGTGTTTAAGGCTGCATGGACCTCGTCATGGTCAGGGACGAGCGCCGGCTTGCGCTCGTCCCTGCTACCGATCTCGATGCCGATCGCCTGCGCGCCCTGCCGAGGCTCTGGCCGATGCAGGTTCAGACACGGCTTGCGCGATCGAACAAGCTCAATCGTTTCTGGCGCGGCATCATTGACAAAGCCGCTGCGGGCCTTGGACTGCATCCGCAGGCGCTCCACAACGAAATCAAACTCAGGGCTGGGCTGGTCGAGCAGGTCATGCTTCTGCACGCAGGTCGGAACGTCGTCACTGTCAAGTTGCGATCAACCGCATTTCCCGAAATGGGTGATGACGAGTTCTCCGCATTCGTCGATTTCGGCATTCAATGCCTATTTCGAGACTACCTGCCCGGCATCAAAAGGCCGGAGCAGCGAAAGCTCATTGAGGAGTGGGCCGGTCGCCGTCCCAAACTCGAAGAACCGCCCCGTATCATTCTTCCGGCCTAGGCCACGAGGCGTCCGATGAACGGGCGCCAAGTCAAACACAATCTCAAGCCCGGTCAACGCTTTGGGCGGCTAACGACGTTCGGCACCATCAAGCAGGGTCGCAATACAGTCTGGATTTGCGACTGCGATTGCGGCCAGACGACATTGGTGCCCGCCTTTCGCCTAGCATCCGGAGAGACCAGATCGTGCGGATGCTTCAAGCGCGAGCTGCTCGCAAAGGGCCAAGTTAGGCATGGCGCCGCGCGAGTCGGCGCCGCCACGCCCGAGTATCGTGCTTGGCGCAATATGATCGAGCGCTGCTCGGGCCGCGATCCAAGGATTGCCAAGCATTATATTCATCGCGGCGTGCGTGTCTGCGACAAATGGTTAAACAGTTTTGAAGCGTTTTTGGCCGATGTCGGGCCGCGGCCGAGCAAGGCTCACAGCCTCGATCGTTATCCAGACAACAACGGCAACTATGAGCCCGGCAATGTCCGATGGGCGACTCGCAAAGAGCAGGCCAGAAACAAGCGCGACAATGTAGTCGTTGTGGTCGATGGCGTAGAAATGACGCTTACCGACGCCGCAACGTTGGCAGGCTTGCCGCTGATTACCGTCTCGATGCGGTTGATCCGCCTCGGTTGGACTATCGAGCGCGCCCTCGGATTGGGGCCGGATCACATCGTTAAGATGATCGGTCGGCGGGGCGGAAAATCGTCTCGACGACGATCCGCGGGAGACGCCGCATGAAGCCCGCCCGCGTCAACCGCGAGCTCGCGCTCAAGGCGCTGAAGCTTTCGCGCAAGAACATCGTCGGCGACGAGCTCGCCACCAAGCTCAAGGTCGAACCGGCGCAGGCGGAAATGCTGTTCCGCGTCGGCACGCTGATCGAACACTACGAGGGCCACAAGCTTTCGCAGCGCGAGTGGGACGTGCTCAAGGTCATCGTCCGCGTCATCGCGCAAAATATCTTTCTCGGCCGAGAATACGCGAACACCGGCGACATCGATTTCGCCGCCGGCAAGCGCTCGGGGTGGTGCTCGCAACAGATCCCGGGGCTGTCCGGCATGGGGCTCGTCTCGATGCCGATGCGCGGGCAAATCTATCTCACCCGCGCCGGATGGGTGCTCGCCTGGGAAACCGGCCTCATCAAGCCGAACTGGAAGGTGCCGGCATGAAGGACATCCCGATCATCTATTCGGGACCGATGGTCCAAGCGCTCCTTCGCGAAGCTCGTGCGCCCGGCACCGGCAAGACGCAGACACGGAGGCTCGCGACAAAAGAATACACACCGCGCCGATTTTGGGGCTCTCGCCTGCATTCAGTCACGATCCGTTCGTCTTGGGCGAAAGTGAAGGTCGGCGACCGACTGTGGGTTCGGGAGAATTGGTCGCACACCGGCGTCGGCGTCTGGACGATCAACGAAGCGCGTATGGCTTTGAACGGTAAGCCCGTCTACGCCGCAGACGGCCAGGACGGTCCGTGGTGGCCATCGATCCACATGCCGCGCGAGTTTTCCCGCCTCACGCTGGTCGTGACGGCGACAAAGGTTGAGCGCCTGCAGAGCATCAGCGACACCGACGCCAAAGCAGAAGGCGTCGTCGAATGTGACGGCGCTACGCCGGACATTTGGTACATCCCCGGCGCGGCGAAATCGGGCTGGAAAATCCAAATGGCATCGCGGCCGGCGCCGGTCTTTAAGAGCCTCTGGATCGCGCTTCACGGCGCCGAAGCGTGGGACGCCAACCCTGAAGTGGTGGCACTCACTTTCACGGTGCACCTGCACAACATCGACAGAATGCCAAAGGCGGTGGCCGCATGACCGCGCCCGCCCCGCAATCCGTCCAATGCCCTCTGTGCCGCGTCACTGTTCCGGTCTCGGCTCTGTCCGCCCCGAACCGCTGCGTCAGCAAGGACTGCCCGCTCAAGCCGAAGGGTGACGCATGACTGATCGAATTCGCGTGTTTGACGTTGAGACCACCGGAACGGACCCAAAAGAGGACCGCGTCGTCGAGATCGCAGCCTATGATGTAGAGAGATACGGGCTCGATATCGCGCCGGTCGCGACCTACCTGGTTGATCCGGGACGCCGGATTCCGCCTGCCGCTTCGGCGGTGCATCACATTACGGATGCAGACATTGAGAAGGCGCAGGCGCCGCTATTCGGCGAGGTCTGGCCAAGGCTGCACGACTCTGAGGTTAAGTTTTTTGCCGCACACAATTGCGAGTTCGAACAAGGCTTCATGCCGTCGCCTGCGGGCGTCGAATGGATATGCACCTATAAGTGCGCGCTGCGCGCATGGCCGGACGCGCCGGGGCACAGCAACCAAGTTCTACGCTATTGGCTCGATCTCGATAAGGAGATTTATTTTATTCGCGCGAACGCGACCCCAGCCCATCGAGCCGGGCCGGACGCATACGTTACAGCGTTCCTTCTCGCCACCCTCCTCTCGGAGGGCGAGCGCACCGTTGCGGACCTCGTCGCCTGGTCAAAAGAACCGAAGCTCTACACCACACTGACCTTCGGCAAGCACCGTGGCCTGAAGCTGACCGAGGCTCCCTTTGACTATCTGCAATGGCTTCGCGACGGCCGCCACGACATGGAGGCGGATTGGCGCCATTGCGCGAAGGTGGAGCTGGAGCGGCGCAAGAAAGCAGCCTCGGCATGACGGACCGGCAGGAATTTCACCCAATCTTCGGCATCAGCCGCCGCAACGGCTCGACCGACACCCGCTCGAAGTGCGGCCACACAATCCCGGAGGAGCATGTCCCGCTGCTCGGGAACGATCTTGCCGAGCGCTACAACGAGGCGCTCGAAGCCGGACGGAGGGCGCGGTCGTGACCGCCACACGTGACGCGATCTATCGTCCCGGATTCGTCATCAGGCGGATGACGCGCTCCGAATATATGGAGTGCCTTGGCGAACTTCTCGTAGCGTTGGTCGAGGTGCACGGCCCGTTGACCGTCCGCGCCGCGCACGAACTCGCCAATCAAGCCATCCTCAGTTTTGGGATCGACAACGCCGCCGCCGCTATACGGGGGGCTCATCGTGGCTAAAGATCACGATTGGTCCCCGCAGCAGGTCGCGGCCATCAAGGCGGTTGAGGAATGGTATCGCGAGCCGAACGCCCCGCAGATTTTTCGGCTGTTCGGCTATGCCGGCACCGGCAAGACGACGCTGGCGAAGCACATCGCTTCGATTGTGCGGAAGGTTGCCAAGGAGGGAGATGAGGAATCCGGCAAGGTCGTTTTTGGGGCCTTCACCGGCAAGGCCGCGCTCGTCCTGCGCTCGAAGGGCTGCCACGGCGCCTCGACCATCCACGGCATGATCTACACCCTCGATGAGGAAAGCGGAGGCGTGCCCCGCTTCATCCTCAACGAAGACGGCAGCCCGCTCAAGGACGCCAAGCTCTGCATCATCGACGAATGCTCGATGGTCGGCGCCGAGCTGGCGCACGATCTTCTGAGCTTCGGGGTCAAGGTGCTGGTCCTCGGCGACCCGGCGCAGCTTCCGCCGGTCCAGGACGCGGGCTTCTTCACCGAAGCCAACCCCGACGTGATGCTGACGGAAGTCCACCGCCAGGCGGAGGGCAACCCGATCATCCGCATGTCCATGGACATCCGGAACGGCAAGCGGCTCGACTACGGCGATTTCGGCGCCTGCCGCGTCGTCACCCGCGGGCACCACGACCTCCAGGCGGCGGTGCTCGGCGCCGATCAGATCCTCGTCGGGCTCAACCGCACCCGCACCGCCTATAACGGCCGCGTCCGCGAGCTGCGCGGGATCAAGAGCGAGTATCCGAAGGTCGGGGAAAAGCTGGTCTGCCTGAAGAACGACCGCAGCCGCTACCTGTTCAACGGCGGGCTTTGGTCGGTCGCCAAGCTCCGCAAGGCTAATCCGGTCTCGGTCAACATGGTGCTGAAGCCGGAAGACGCCGGCGGCGTGGAACGATCGGTCGACGTGAAGGTGCACCCGTTCTTCTTCGAGGGTCGCGAGGGCGAGCTCACCTGGGAGCAGCTCAAGGACTTCCAGCAATTCACCTACGGCTACGCGCTGACGGTGCACAAGTCTCAGGGCTCGCAGTGGAACAACGTGGTGTTGTTCGACGAAAGCGGCGTTTTCCGCGAGGACCGCGAGCGCTGGCTCTATACCGGCGTCACCCGCGCGGCCGAGAAACTGACCGTGGTGATGTCGTGAAGACCGAATACATCGCCCTCACCCCTCTCGGCTTTGCCGCTGCTGTTATCGCCGGCATTCTAATCGGCGCCACCGTGAACGCACCGAGCGCGACCAACATCGTCTCGCTGCTCTCGATCGCGGCCATCCTAGCGCTCCACGTCCGCAACGACGCCCGCCAGCCGATCGGGACTGGCAGTTATCGGCGAACCGCCTTCTTGGCTTGGCGACTGAACGAGGAGTCGAGACAGACCATCCTGCCGGACGCTCCAGTCGAGTTCGAGCGGAGGAATTTGAATTGATCTCCACCCGCCGCAAGCGCGCCCGCAAAGCGATCGCCATCCGCGAGATCGCCGCCGCGGCTTTGTCGCAGCTCCTGCCCGAATCGGAGCGAACCGCGCTGCGCGAGGCCAAGGTGCCGGCCCGGCAGATCATCAGCCTGTTCACGCCCGATCACGTGATCCTGCACGCGCTCGGCGGCCCGGACCGATGGTTCAACATCACCATGACGCGCCGCGGTCCGGCGCTCAAAGCCAAGGACAGCGCTGACACGTCCCGCGTCGCCAAGGTCGATCGCATCATCGACCAGGCCAACAGCCACGCCCGCGCGATGGCACTGAAGCAATGCGGCCAAAAGCGAAAGCCCAAGGGCTCGATCCCGTCCCGCCCCTTCCCCCCGACCCGAAAGCAAAGGTTCTGACCATGAGCATGGTAGCCGAAGCCCTTTCCGTGAATCCGACGCGCCGGAAAGCCTCCGCAATCGTGAAGCGCTCTGTGGCCGTCTCCGGACACAAGACCAGCATCACGCTGGAATTCGACTTCTGGGCGCGGCTGAAGGAGATCGCCCGCCAGCGCGAGATCACGATGTCGGTCCTGCTCGGCGAGATCGCCGGAGCGCGCCAGGGCAATTCCAACCTGTCGAGCGCCTGCCGGCTGTTCGTGCTCCGCGAGCTGCTCGGCCAGATCGAGCGGAAGCCGCAATGAGCGATAACGCCAAGGTGCCAGAGCCGATCCCGGCATACGTCTCCGACGACATGCTGCATCAGCTCGTTGCGCCCCAGATCGGGCGCGATCGCTTCCGGGCGCAGATCAGGGATTTGGAAGACCGCGAAGGTTTTCCCAAGGCTAACCCTCTGTTTCGTGGGCGTTATTGGCGTTCTGTGTGTGCGTGGCTGGACCAAAGGAATGGAGTCGGGACAAATGCCCCCGCAGACACAGGCGAGGACGGGCCAGAAAACTTCGATGCCCCCGCGTGGCGAGAGACAAGGCTTCAAAATCGGCAGAAACGGCCGTCGCTATTGGATTGCGAGCCAGGCGCGGCGGGCGGGAACGCTAGGCTTTCCGGACGCGACGATCGAGCTGCCGGGCCGAGGCCCCTTGCCATCGTTGGACGAAACGGCGACCGATAAGCAGCGCGCCGAGGTCGAACAGATCAATGAACTTTGTGCAGGCTATACCGCGCGCCTCATTGCCTGGATCCACGAGCAGGGAAAAATCGCTGCGGCCGAGGGGACGCAGGAGACCAGGACACGCTATGACGGCACGGTGCGCAGCGGTTGCCGCATCTTTCAGGAGCACAAGCTCTCGCCGTTCAATACGCGATTCAAGTTTAATACCCAAAAAACCTGCATCAGCTTCCTAAAGCTGATCGAGGCGACGGCCGGCCATCATATGTTCCGCAACGTGACCGTGCCGCTCGTCCAATCCTGGTACGAGGATTGGCGCGCACCGGATTTTAACGGTGATGACGAGCACGTCAAACGCGCGCACGAAGGCGTTTCGACATTGCGGCAAGTGGTCTACTTCCTGACCGCCATGCGAAAGTACGACGGAGTTTCGAAGCTCGCCGCAGAGTTGCAGCTTGTACAGTTTGAAAAGCCGCAGGCGCGCACGCAGGAGATCACCTACGAGCAGGCCGTCGCGTTCTGCAAGGCTGCCGAACAGCTGGCAGCGATCGGCAAGATGCCGGCCGAGCGTGCTCTCCATATGCAGATAGGTGTGATGTCGCAATTCGATCTGATGTTGAGGGAAAAAGACGTCATCGGCGAATGGGCGCCGGCGGGCGCAAAGCGCAGGCTGCCGCCAAGCATTACGGTGCTCGACCGCGGAGCCGAGGCCTGGGCTGGCTATTACACCTGGGAAAATCTGCACGGCTGGCGATGGATCATGCGCACGTCGAAGTCTCGCTTCCGCGAAATCGGCGATTTTCAGCTTGAGAACTACAGCCTGCTTTTCCCGCTCCTCGAGCGGGTTCCACATTCCGAGCGGACCGGCGCGATCGTCAAGGGCGAGCACGGCCTTCCGATGCGCGCGCGAAGCTACTCCAATTGGTTTAGGGAGATAGCGATCATTGCAAAGCTCCCGCGGGACGTCTGGAAAATGGATGGCCGTGCTGGCGGCGCCGGCGAGGCCAAGCGCTCCGGTGCGAAGCTGGATGACATTCAGGACGCCCTCACGCACAAGACCCCGGCGATGACGCGCCGATACATTCGCAGTGGTCGCGCCGACGGGATTGCTGCTGTTGCTAGCGCGCGTGCCGCGTCGCGACCTAAATCATCCGATCCAGTATAGGCGGGGGAACGCCGTGAGAACCGCGGGTGAGAATCGCCTGAGAATCGCTTATCGAAAACTGAGAGGAATCAATATGATAGGATGGTGCGCGCGACAGGGATCGAACCTATCCCAACCCATTGAATCTGCTAGCGGCGATTCTCAGAAATGCCGGTTTGCCCCGGCGAATGACCGCCACTTCACCCTTGCGATTCTCGAATTGCCGGCGCGCCGATGACTACCGCGCGCCGCTGGTTTCTCCACCACATCAGCGACGTCCTCGGCTCGCCAGACGATCGCACCGAGGTTCTCCTGCCGACTACGAGCCAGGCTATCTGCCCTGTTGGGTGCGCGCGGTCGGCGAGCCGAAGTCATGGGCGTCGAGTTGGCGTGCACGGATCTGCGGCGCAGCCTGGGTCCTGTGCGGCAAGGCCATCGCCCTGCAATGGCCGATGGGCCGGGCAGCTCGAGCTCGCCTATTACGGCAAGCCCGATGATCCGCGGGAGGAGACGGCCGAGGAATTGAAATTCCGGGAGTTCTTCGAGGGTCCGCAACGGACGCCGGAGCAGATCCGAATGTTCGAAGCTGCTCGAGGCGATATCGAGCGGATCACTAATATTCGGCCGATCCCAATCATCAACTTCCGTCGAAATGGAGAGCCAACATGAGCGCGGATGCGCGCATGGCCGCGGCGCTGCGCGGCCGATCGTTTTCGGGTCAGGCGGCGCCAGCTCGTCCGGAAAGCAACGTTGTTCCGCTCGCTTTGCCAAAGCTCCGAGACGGTGACATCCATCTTGGCGATACGGCCGCCAATATCCCCGTCGGCATCGATCTCGGGAAGCTGATCGAAGGCCGGTTGCTCATCCAAGGAAATTCCGGCGCGGGCAAATCGATGCTCCTGCGCCGGTTGTTCGAGCAGGCCTTCGGCCGCGTGCAGCAACTGCTCATCGATCCGGACGGCGAGTTTTCGACGCTGGCTGACAGCTTCGATGTCGCAGTTTTGAACTCAGCGGAAATGCTTCGGGTCGGTGGCGGCGCTTTCGCGCACCATTTGCGCGAACACCAATACAGCGCTGTGCTGGATCTGTCGGACGCCACCTCCGAGCAGCGTTTATCGATCGTCGCAGATATCGCAGCCGGTCTTGTCAATGCTCCGGAGGCGCACTGGCGCCCTCTCCTGGTCTTAATCGACGAGGCGCAGACATTCGCGCCTCACTACGACACAGGCGATGTCGACGCCGAAACACGCAAGCGGGCGATTGCGTCGCTGGCCGACTTAATGGGCCGCGGCCGCAAACGAGGCGTCGCTGGCATCATTGCGACGCAGCGCCTTGCAGAAACCTCCAAAGCTGTCTGCAGCAAGGCGACAAACATCATCGTTGGCCGGACCATCTTTGATCGCGACCTGGAGCGCGCCGGCGCCTTGCTCGGTTTTACGGTCGGACAAAGCCGCCCGATCCGCACGCTGCCTGACGGCGAATTCCTTTGCCTTGGACCGGCACTCGCCGGGCCAAAGCGGATGCGCTTCAAGGCCGGCCCCGTGGTGACTCGGCACAAGGGCGCGGCGCCGAAGGTCGCTCCGCCGCCGAAAATGTCGGCTGCGCAATCGGTCGCCTTGCTCAAGCAGGTGCCCGGACAGTCGGCCGAAGGCTCGCCTTCCGCCGGCGCACAGCGTAACGAACGTGGAGTGCGGCGCGGTCGAGACTGGCGGCCCGAGGAGGATGAGATCATTCGTGCCGGTTACGCCGTCGGCCAGCCAATCGCGGCCATTGGCGCCCAACTCGCGGCGATCGGATACGGCACGTCGACGAGCAACATCTCGATGCGTGCACATTCACTCGGGCTGATCAGCGCCAGAGCGGCCGTGGCTTGGTCAGATCGAGAAGATGAGATCGTTCGCGACGCCTATGTCCGCGAGGTCCGCATCATCGACATCGTCGACTTACTCGCGGCGGAAGGCTTCGCCCGCGGCCGCGTTGCCATTCAGATGCGGGCAATCGGTCTGGGTATCACGCGCGACCGCGTGAATTACTGGACCGAGCCGGAAAAGGCGATCGCCACCGCCGGTCTTGAGGCCGGCAAGCCGCATCGTGAAATTCTAGAGGAGTTGCGTCAGGCGGGATTCCATCGCGGTGTCACCGCGCTGTTCAAATTTGCCCAAAAGAACAATTTTAGCCGCGGGGCGGAGGCCTGGACACTGGACGAGCTCGACAAGCTCAAGAACCTGTATGCCAAAAAGTTGCCGGTTAAAGAAATCGCGGAACAGATCGGCAAATCGATCTCGGCCGTCCGGGGGAAAGCGAGCGTACTCGGGCTGAAGATGCGCGAAGCTTGGACTGAGGAAGATTACAAGCGCCTTCGACGGTACAGCGAAGACGGCACGAGCCTGATCGCTGCGGCGCAAAATCTCGGGCGGTCCTACATAAACGTGTCGCGCGTCGCTTCGACGTTGCGGCTTGACTTCAGTCAGAACCGGAAAACGAAAGCGGCGTCGAAACCTGTCGAGCGTGCGAAGCCGAAGGCCAGCAAACGCAAGGCAGGAAAAAAGCGATGAGACATCCCATTCCGCGTGAAGCGTTGGACGATCGGCTCGGCTTCATCGGCACGTCGGGCTCGGGCAAGACCTACAATGCCGGTACCGCCATCGAAATCCTGCTGTCGAACAAGCATCGCGTCGTCATCATCGACCCGCTCGGGGTGTGGTGGGGCTTGCGGCTCAATGCCGACGGCAAGAGCAAGGGCTTCGACATCGCGATCTTCGGCGGACCGCATGGCGACCTGCCGCTGACCGAAAACGCCGGCGCGCTGATCGGCGAGACCGCGATCGGCATGAAGGAAAGCTGCATCATCGATCTGAGCGAGCTCAAGACGCGCTCGGCCGAACGCCGCTTCATGGTCGCATTTCTCGAAACGATCTATCGCAAAGCTTCCGGTGATCCCTTCCACCTGGTCGTGGACGAGGCCGACCTGTTCGCACCGCAGCGGCCGCAGGCAGGCGACGAGGTCCTGCTTGGGCACATGGAGAACATTGTTCGCCGCGGCCGGGTGAAGGGGTTCATCCCGTGGATCATCTCTCAGCGGCCGGCGGTCGTGAACAAGAACGTGTTGAGCCAGGTCGATGGCCTGCTCGCGTTCAAGCTCACATCCGTGCAGGACCGCGACGCTCTCGATAGCTGGATCGAGGGGCAAGCCGACAAGGCGGTCGGTAAGGAAATCAAGGCGTCGCTGCCGGCGCTGCAGATCGGCCAGGGCGTGGTCTGGCTGCCCGGCCATCAGATCCTGCGCACCGCGGACTTCCCGAAGAAAGCGACCTTCGACAGCTCGCGGCGTCTGAAACGAGGGGAAAAATCGAAGGCCAAGGCGCTCAAGCCGCTCAACCTCGATGCGCTGAAGACAAAGTTGGCCGCCGTCGAGGCCGAGCACAAAGCCGACAATCCGAAAGCGTTGCGCGCGGACAAGGCGAAGCTGCTCGCGGAGAGGGCCGCGCTCGATCGCCAGATCGAAGCTCTCAAGAAAGCGGTACCGAAGGCCGATCCCGATGCGATCCGGAAGGCTCAAGAGCAAGGCTTCGAGACCGCCAGAAAGAAGCTGGAGAACAAGTTCAAGCGCGAGCTCATCAAGGCGAAGCGCGAAGCTTTGACCACCGTGGCGGCCGAGTTGACGAAGTTCGCCAACATCGTCGGCCAGAGCCTCAAGAACTTCGATGTCGAGGACAAGGCGCTCGCGATCGAGTTTGATGTTCCGCCCGTCGCGCCGTCACGCGTGACAGTGCCCCGCCCCGTGACAAGCCTCCCACCCCAAACACCGTCCCCGGCCAAGCCTGTTACCCCGATCGCCGGCGACGGCAGTTTCACCGCCCCGCAGATGAAGGTCCTGCGCTCGCTCGCGATGTGGAGGGCGCTCGGCCACGACAGCCCGACCCGTGAAATGGTCGCGGCAGCGTCCGGCTATAGCCCGTCCTCGGGCGGCTTTAATAATCTTCTCGGCGGTCTCGCCACGATGGGCGCGATCGGCAAGCCGATGCCCGGAACGGTGTCCCTCCTGACCGAAGCCGCCGACATGACGATCGACGAAGGCCGGGCGATGCTGTGGGGCAATCTCAGCGCTCCGCAGCAAAAGCTCGTCTCGGCGCTGGTCGGAGTGGCCGAGGCCTCCCGCGAGCAGCTCGGCGAAGCCACCGGCTATTCCGCGTCTTCTGGCGGGTTCAACAACCTGATCGGCTCGCTGAACACCCTCGGCATCTTCGTGAAGCCGAAGCAGGGCTATGTGGCGCTCTCCGGTTGGGCGCAGGAACTGCTCGGCGGCATGGCGGAGGCGGCATGACCATCACCCTCGCCGATCTCGAAGCCGCCCATATCGTGCATGCCGCTCACCTGGACGGTCCCCGCGGCCGTAATGGCTGGTTCGGTGACATGCACCGTTGCGTGCAGTATCCGCGCCTGCAGCGCCGCGTGCGCTACTTCCGCAAGGACCGCAGCCACGATGTCACCTGGTACGTCGACGGTCAGGAAGTCGGCAAGGCGCTCGCCGACGCGCTGCCGCTGCTGAATGTCCCGCCTGAATTGACCGACGAGGAAAAGCGCGTCCTCGACATGGTGACCGACGATTTCGTCGATCTCCGCCGGCAGGGCATCACCGTTGAGCTGCTCATGCTCCAGAACAAGGGCCTGATCGAGTTTGCGGAGGGGAAATGTCGGAGGCGCGCGCCATGAGCGATCCGCGGGATTTCACGGTGGAAGAAATCGAGCTTGCGAGAACGCTCGCTCGGGAGAAGCCATCCACGAGCTTTCTGCAACGAAAGATGCAGATCGGCTACAATCGCGCGTCGGCACTTATGGACATTCTTGAAGCAGAGGAGCGCGTATCGGAGCCCGGTCCGGCGGGCGTTAGGACGGTGCTGAGATGAGCCTCCTCCGCGACGAAGATCTGAAGGTAGAGGCGCTCGGCCGGCCGCCCGGCGGCCAGCATTTCGGCATGGAGACTGGCGTGCGCGTCACCCACTTGCCGTCGGGCCTGATGGCCGAGTGCAAGACCGAGCGCTCGCAGCACCGAAACAAAGCTATCGCCCTCGACATGATTCTGGGCGGCCTCACATCACCACACTATCGAGGCTAGTGATGCGTCGATCGCCCGGACTGCCTATCGATATAGGTGAGCGCATCAGCGAGATCGTCGGCGGCTTCCAGCGTCAGCCCGGTCTGAGCGACGCCATACAGTACCGCCGGAAGCCCGGTCACATTGTCCCGTACTGTCCAGCCGGTTGCGTCAGGAACGATGTCATATCGCGCGATCATTGGAGGAGTGTTTCCGCATGGAGCGCGTGAGTCAATCCGGGACTTTCCTCCTCGCCTGCTCTCGCTGCACGCGGCACTGGCTTGTCCATGCGTTCATCTTCGCGCGCACCTGCCCGACCTGCGGATCGGAGCCGATGCGCTGCGATCCCTTCACCGCACCGCTCAGAAAGGAGCACCATGAGCACCACCGAAGAAAGCAGATCCCGTTCAGAGGATCCGTGGGACGCGGATCACTACGACGACGATCCGCGCGAGGATGACTGCGATCACGACGACTACGAGTCCGACATCCTGACTGGAGATGCCACCTGCTATCGATGCGGCCATCGATGGATCATGACGGCCAATGAAATCTACGCAGAGATCGAGCGGATACGTCGATATGACGACTGGCTGCGCGAACAGGAGCGTCCATGGAACAGGTTCAAGGAATGGGTCGTGCAGAAGGTTTGCGCGACTTTCCGGCTCTTGCGGCGTCTTTGGTCGCCGAGGAAAGGATCGGATGACGAAATTCCTTTCTGAATCGCTGGCGAGGACACACTCATGATCGAACGTGATCGGGGCGACATCAAAATCATATGCGATGTCTGCGGTCTGGTTCGCGAGACTGGAACCGACGAATGGGATGTCGCGTGGCAGACGGCAAAGCGCGATGGCTGGAAGGCCGAGAAGGTCGGCAAGGACTGGCTGCACGCTTGCGAAGATTGCGATACGCGGGGATGATCGGCAATGCCCGGATCGCTAAGGCCAGCCCGGCCGACGATCCCGATCAATCGGCTTCCCCGGCTCGTGATGCGGACTGAGCTTCAGGACGCGCGGAATTGGATGCCGCCCCTCGCACATCGAGCACTCGAACTTCGGCACCACCGCGGTCACCGGCAGATTCGGATTGCTCTTGCGGAAGGTGAGATCGATCGCGCTCACCGTCTCGCAGCGCCGGCAGACCACATGCAGCCACGGATGGCCGGCGAGCATCGCGCATTCGACGGTCGGGACCGTCAGAATCCGGCGCTTCTCGGCGATCCGGGCATTGAAGTTACCGACCAGCCATTGCGCGTGATCGAGGTCCTGTGCCTGTTCGGCCGCGCGCTTCTCCAGCGCTTCCTTCTGGAACTCGCGCTCGCGGGCCTCAAGCTGGCGGCGACCAAGGGTGTGGGACATGGGACGGATTCTCCGCAGCCGGGTGCCGACTGCAAGCCGCTAGATGCTGTGTTAGCCTCCGGGCATGGCCACGAGCTGGCAGCGACGTTTCAAGGAACCCATTCGTCTCGCGGACGGAACAAAACTGCTCACGCTGCAGGACGCGGCGGACTGGTTCATCGATCACAACCCGCCTGGTCCTCAGCCCTTGCATTTCCGGATCGCCATCGATCGACTGATGGACGCGGCAAAGCGGGCCGACGACATCGAATCCGCCGAAACCGCGGTGCGTCTGGCCTTGTTCAAAGGGCTGGATTTCGGTCGGTAGGTTCGCGGGAATGAGCGCTATCGGCGTCCTATGCGCCGCGATCGGCGCCATGATCGTGATCGGCATGAACGCCATCGCCGGCTACCGGCTGCACCGGCTCATAGAGGAGAGAGCGCCGGGGATAGGCGCCCTGCTCCCTACTGATACTGGAGTTTGGCTCGGGATCCTCGCCGGGGTTGCGATGGTCGGGAGCTGGTGCTGAACAGCGCCTAATTGGTAGGCGCTTCGCGGATTTCCCGCAAGCCGCCATCAATACTTCGAAACGATCGGCCCTTTGCCGCCGCCGAAGCGATAGTTCAGCCCGAGCTTCACGGTGTGCGAGTTGAAGTCGGCATCGAAGCCGCCCGGCGCGAAATATTCCTCGCTGCCAAGCGCGACATAGAGATACTCGACTTTCGCGGTCCAGCCGTCGACGAGCGCCCATTCGACACCACCGCCGGCGGTCCATCCGGTGTGGGTCTTCTTCTCGCTGATGGTGGCGGAAATCCCGGGAGCTGTCAGGGTCACATCGACCTCGGCCTTGCCCCATGCAAAGCCGCCGGTGCCATAGACGAGCACGCCGTCCCAGGCATAGCCGATGCGCCCGCGCGCGGTGCCGAAATAAGTGATCTCGCCACCGAGCGTCATGGTGGCAGGCGCGATCGTCGCCGACACATCGCCCTTGAGCGCCGCGAAGGCGGAATCGACCTCGATGCCGAACACCCACGGCGAGCCCACGGCCTGATAATTGACGCCGATCAGCCCGCCGCCGAACCAGCCGTCCATGTCGATCGAGCCGCCGAGGAAGGTGGAGTTTCCGTCGCCCGTACCGTAGCCGCCGAATCCGCCGACATAGACGCCGCTCCAGTTGTAGGCAGGAACGACAACGGGCGCCCTGTAGACAGGAGCGGAAATGTCGGCCGCAAGCGCCTGGCCCGAGACGAGCAGAGCGGCGCCGATGATGGCGAAACGTCGCATGGAAAGCCCCCAAGTTCGCGCATTGCGCGCGTGCAGGAACCTATCCTTACCACCTTGGATGAGTCCAGCCCCGGAGGTACTATTTCGAAAGCGCCTCGGCTTTTTCCTGTATTTTCCGCTTCTTGGCGACGATCTCCGAAATCGCCTTGTTGAATTCCGTCTCCGAGATGAGCCCGCGCTGCTGGCGCCGGCCGAGTCGCTGCACTTCCTCGTTGAGCGCCCGGTCCACTCGCTTGAGCTCGATCGCCTTCCACTTCATGGCGTCCTCGACATCCTGCGGCTTGAGCTTGATGCCGACGGAGGATGCGAGCGCGAGTGACACCGAATACGGCCGGCCGGCGGAATCGGTCGCGCCCTTCACCGCATTGGCGACGCGATCCCAATAGAACGAATTCGGGACATAGGCTGCCGACGGCACCCACGACTTGTAGAGATGGTCGGCGCGCTTCTTGCCGCGGTCCCACCAATCGTCTGTCTTGGTGTTGACGATCTCGTTGCCGGTGAAGGCTTGCCGGTTGAGGAACAGCTCGGCGCCGATCATCAGCGGCCCGCCGAAATTCAGCCAGGCCGGCAGGTCGCCCTGCGACAGATCGAAGATATCGCCGGCAGGGATCCACCGCCGGATGTCGAGGAAGACCGGATTTTTGTGCCGGTCGTTGAACGGCATGCGCGTCATCCGCTCGGTGCCGATCCAGGTGCGGCCCTGCTCGTTCTCGCGCAGGCTCTTGCGTTCCTTGTCCTCGTCTCCGCCGGTCAGCGCGTAGGCCATCGCGTTCAGCACATAGGCGATCGTGAAATACTTCGCGAGCTTCCACGGCCGCGTCGCCACCGCTTTGGCGACCAGCGGCGCCGCCCGGTAGGTATAGGAGATGAAGGGCAGGATCGAGTTGCGCGCCATGTTCACCCACGGCGCGCGGATGTCGTAGTCGATGAACTGCTCGCGCGCCATGTCGGCTGCGGCCTTCGCATCGTCGCCCAGCGCCCGGCGACGCATATAGGTCGCCATCCGGAAAACCTCGTCTTCGACCCGGTAGGCGTCGATCATCTTCTTGTCGAGCGCCTTGAGCTTCGACCACAGCAATTCCGTCACGCGTGACACCGCGCCGAGCGTGCCGAGCTGGTTGCTCTGCTGGAACGTGTTCTCGCGCATGATCTCGTCGAGCACGGGCTTGAGCACCTGCTCGCGGACTTCCTGCGTCATCATGTCGGCGCCGAAGGCTCCGTGCCGGAATGCCTCCTCGTAGTTCTCGTCGCCTGCGAGATAGGAGCGGATGCCGTCGGCGAGGTCCTGCATGCGCACGTCGATCATGTCCATCAGGACGAAGTTCGACATCACGTTGTTCATGTGCACCACCGGCGAGCGCGCGGTCTTGTTGAGCTTCCATTGCGTCAGCAACGTCCGCCACACGTTCGGCCGCGACATCACGTCGATCTCGTTGAGGTCGCGCCAGATTTCCTCGCGGACATATTTGCCGGCGAGCGCGCCCCACCGCTTCTTGCCGCCCGAATCCGGGATCTCGGTCGTGGGCACCTTCACCCACTCGACATTGCCGCGCTTCACGTAGCGCTGGCCCTGCGCGCTCCATTCCGCCGCATCGAGCGTCACGCCGGACGGCGGCTGCGAAGTTGCCCAATCCTCGTTTTCAGCGATGTCCTTCAAGAACTTGCCGACCGACAGATCGTGCGCCATCAGCATGAAGGTCTTGCCGATGGTGTAGCGCGCGTCGAGGATTTCGCCCATGCGGGTGCGCTCCTCCTTGGTGAAGTCGCGCCAGAGCGTGATCTTGCCGCCCTTCGCGCCGCGAACTTCCCATATGCCCTGATTGCGGAAACGCTCATAGCGATCGGGGATCGCCTGGTCGGCAGGCCAATAGACGGTGCGGATCGGCTTCTCGGTGGCGCGGTTCTCGTCCAGCTCGAGCGCGCCCTGGTCGGGCATCTCGTCGAGCCGGATGAAACGCTCGCCGTTCTGCGGCGCGCCGCGCTCGGCTTCGACCCAGCCCGGCACATTCTTCATCAACTGGCCGACATGGACCTCATGGAAGATGCCGCGGCCACGGAGCTGGTCACCGATGATCTTCTTGCGGCGGTTGCCCATGATGGCGTTGACCATCCGGACAAGCCCGTTCTGCTCCGCCTCGTACTTCTTATAGACCCGGTGAAGATAGGTGCCGCGATTGCGTTCGAAGCTTTCGGGTGACACGAGACCCAAGCCCACCGCCTCCTGGCCGAGATGGTCGACGGCGGCGCGGATCGGCTCCGCCAAAGCGCCCATCTGACCTTCGCTGACTTCCTCGCCGGTGAGGATTGCCTGCAGGACCTTGGCCTCCTGCGGGCCGACAGCATGATCCTTGAGCGAACGCAGGACCTCGGCGCCCTGCATCATCACCGCGCGCTCGTCCAGCGCCCGCTCGCGTTCCCGCGTGACATAGTCGTCGGCGAGACCGTAGCGATCGACCAGGCCCGCGCGTGCCACTTCAAGCCACGGATTGGCGAAGGCGAAGCGGCCCTCCACGGAGAATTTCGCGGTCGTGATGGCGCGAGAGGCGGCATCGAACAGCCGGGCGCCCGGCTTCCATGTGCCGTCGTAGTCGGTGCCGCCGAACCAATCGAATGGCATGCGGATCGCGCGATCGAGGAATTGCCCGCGCGCGAGGAAGCCCTGCATGACCGCCTGACGTTCGATCGCGGTCTGCGGATCGCGGCGCAGCGAGAAGACTTCGTCGGAATCGTCCGGCTTGGTCAGCCCTTCGGGCGCCGTGCCTTTTTTGGACTGGGACTCGTCATCGGGCGAAAGCTCCCCTATATTGGAATCGCCGGGACCGCGGTGTTCCAATCCTGGATCGCGTACTCGAAGGGTATCCTTCTCCGCACCAGCGATCCGCGCGTCCCGGTCTTTTGACAAATCATAGAACAGATGGCCGTCGCGCATTTCGCGAACCGTCAGAATCACGTCGATCGTTCGCCTGCCCACCTCTACGGCTCCGCCGAATTTGTGGATTGCCTTGATGTCGTTTCGGCCGCGATCGTCGGGCTGCTCGCCAAGATAGCGCCCGGTTTCAAGGAGATCAGGAATTGCCGGGAAGATACGCAACAAATCTTCGCCCTTGCCGACGCTCGCCCTTTTCAATCCCTGCCAGCCAATCCTGATTGTCTTGCCAGTCGCCTTGTTGACAACCTCGCGGTTGGCAAGATTCGCGCGGGCATATCTCGATGCCAGCTGACGCAGATGGCCGAGGCTGGACGCCTTCCCCAACTCGTCACCGGTGAGCGTTGCAGCGACCGGCGAAGGTTCGCGCACCGCGAACATATCGCCCTGCATATTTGGTTCCTCGAACAGCGGCAGGCCGCCGGTCCCCCTTTGCGATTTCCTTCCCCGCTTCGGGTTGCCCTTGAGCCGCTCCTTCTCGCTGATGCGCTCGGCGCCGGGAATGATGAGCTGCTCGCGCGGGCCGTCCGGGGTTTGCACGATCTCGGACTTGAACAGGTCGCCGTCGCCGGAAGGCACGGCATAGGCAACCGCGCCCTGCTGCGACCATTGTCCAGACGCGCTGTCCCGCGGCTGCGAGCGCCGGCCGATGTCGCCGCGATCGATGCTGCGGAAGATGTCCTCCGCGGCCCTAAAACCATTTCCGCGCAGCGCGTTGCCGAGCACCTGGAGAAAATCAGTAATGCGCTTGAACAGCCGGGCGATGCGGCCGTCGACCTGCATTTCGCCGGATTGCCACGCGGCATAGGCGTGTGCGACCGCCTCCTCCGTCTTTACCCATTCCGGCCAACTGTCATAGCGGCGGCCGATCTCGAACTTCTGGCGCCAGACTGGCGCCGCGCGCGTCAGGATCGACCATTCGGCCGGTGTGAACAGACCCTGCCGTCGGATCGCATGCAGCGCCTCATGATGGAGCGTCTTGAACTTGTTCTCGGTATCGAGCGCGATGGTGATGACGTTTCTCAGATACATACCGTCCGCGGTGATGAGCTCGCCATTGACCCATCGTTCGATCGTGTCCTCGAACTTGAGCGCGACCTTGCCGAGCCCGATGCGTTTGAGTTCGCGGCTCAGATGGGTGTACGTGCTTTCACGCCGACCGAGGAAACTCTCGTTGAACGGCGTGCGCAGGCGCGTGTCTTCGGGATTGTCGCGCAGCGCGAAGGCGCTTTCCGCGGCATCGTCGGCAGATTGTCCGCGTTCGAGGAGTTCGGTCGCCGGCCGGTATTGCGTGATGGCCTTGATCGCCTTCTCGCCGGCAGCCGGCTCGGTCGGGATGAAATACCGGAGCCGATGCTGGATCATCTCGGTGAACGCGCCGTCCTGCTTCGCCTGCTGGCCCTCCGAATAGCTGGACGGGCCTTTGAGCTCGATGCGGTTCTGATCGGCGACGCGCGCGCGGTAGAGCGTCCAGCCGTTGGCGAGCGTGGCGCGCCCGCCATCCATCAGCGCCTTGAACAGCTCTGCCGGCGTGACCTTGGGCGCCTCGGCCTCGGTGCCGAGCGCGCGCAGCGTGGTCGAGACATAGCCCTGCGGGATGACGCGGCCGATGAACTGTTCGCCGGCATCGGTCTGGAGCCGCACCACGCGCGCGGATCCTTTCAGCCGGTCCCAGATCGGCAGCACCGCCCCCGAGATCAAATGCAGCGGCTCTTCCAGAAATTCCGGGGCGGCGTCGATTTCCTTCTTCCAGTGATCCTGCGCCTCGTCCCGCGCCAGGCGCGACCAGCCCTTGCCGTTGTCGACCTTCTCGCGTTCGGTCACGCGTGACGGAGAGATCGGATTGATGAGCCGGTAATAATCAACGATCTTGCCTTTCTCGTCGGTGAGGCTTGAGGCTTCCGCCACGGCATAGACCTTGCGGTTCGGGGACAGCACGTAGAACTTGACCGGCCGCGACTTCGAATCTGCGACGTCGTTGAAGGCAAGTGCCTTGAAGCGGTTCGACAGGGTGAATTTGACGTATTTGGTCTCGGCCGCGGTGTCTTCGACCGTGTGAACCACCTTCTCCATATCCTTGACGATCTTGTCGGCGCGCACCGTTTCCAGGCCGACATCGAGCAGCCCCGCCTGCTGGCGCGCCTCGATGACGCGATCGAGCCGCTCCGAGAATGCATCGAACACGCGGTTCTGCATCTCGATCTTGAGGGAAAGCAGGCGGTTGAGGAATTGCGTGATCGGCGGCACGTCCTCTTTCGCGCCGAGCACCCGGCCCTCCTCGTCCTTGTTGCGGAGCGAGAGCCCGGTCTGCTTCTCGAATTCGTCGACCGTGATGCCTTTGATGTTGTCGCGCAGCAGGTCGTTGTAGAATTGCCGCAGCGCCTGCACGGCCTCGGTGCTTTCGAGATTATCGCGCGCGGAGAAGATGCCCTGGTCGCCCGCCTGGCGCTGACCCTTGGTCAGGGCGCCGAGCTGCGCCAGCCGCCGCGCGATCGAGGAGATGAAGCGCTTCTGGCCCTGCAGGTCGGTCGTGACCAGCCGCACCATCGGCGCCGACGCCTGATTGGTGCGATGGGTGCGGCCGAAGCCCTGCACCGCCTTGTCGGCGCGCCAGCCGCCCTGCACGAGGTAATGCGCACGCCGGGCATTCTTCGAGGGCGCGGTATTGTCGGCATGATAGGAGCGGCCGGTGCCGCCGGCCTCGGAGAACACGAGAATTTTCTTCGTGCCGGCCTGGAAAGCATCGGTCTCGGCAAGGTTCGCAGATCCCGGACGCGAATCCTCGACCCGCTTTCGCTGGCCGGTCTTCTCGTCCTCTTTCAGGATGAAGCGACGGCCGCGGCCGGTGACTTCCGCCACCACGTCGGCGCCGAAGTGATCGAGCACCATGTCGAGCGGACCTTGCGGCACGCGCACCGATGCCAGCCGCTCGACCAGCGCATCGCGCATGCGGACGGCCTGCTTGTTCTGGACCGGCTCTCCGTTCGAATCCGTGACCGGACGGGAGCGGACTTTCTCCTTGCCGTCCACGATCTCGGAATATTGCTCATACTCCTGCGTCGGGAATGACCGCTCCACGAGCTGGATGATCTGGTCACGCGGCGTGATGTCGAGGTCCTCGATCTCCTCGGCCGTGGTGGCCTTGGCCGCGGCGCGCTCCTGCGACGCCTCGTTGGTGTTGGTGAGCTGCAGCACCGCCTGCCGGCCGGCAGCAAGATCGGCTTCCACCGCCTTGATGACAGAGGGCATCTGCATCGACGTGATGATCTGGTTGAAGAAGCGCTGATGCGCGCCCCAGAAGGCAGAGAGTGCCGCGGATTTCGCGCGGGCGTCCTTGTTGCCGCCGGTCAGCTCGAGCGCGGCGGTTATGTTGCCGAGAACGCCTTGCCACGCCTCGGCGAGCGTGTCGTAGATTTCACGCTGGTTGTCGTCGAGCTTGTGCTCGATGCGATCGTATTCGACGCCGTCATAGGACAGGTTGCGCGCGGTATAGAGGCCGAGCTGCTTCATGTCGCGCGCGATGAGCTCCATCGCGGCAATGCCGCCCTCTTCCACATCGGCGATGAACTTATCGCGCGACGCAAACGGCGTTCCACGGCCCCACAATCCGAGGCGGGAGCCATAGGCAAGGTTCTCGACTTCGGTCGCGCCGGTCGCCGAAACATAGACAACGCGAGCGTTGGGCAAGGCTTCCTGCAATGCCATGCCGGCGAGCGCCTTTTGAGCGGCATCTTTCTGGCCGCGCTCGGTCTTGCCGCCGGTCGCATTGCCCATGTTATGGGCTTCATCGAAGGCGATCACGCCGTCGAAGTCCTTGCCGAACCATTCGACAAGCTGATCGACGCGGGACTTGACCTGCACCTGCTCCAGGGCCGTGACCTCGGGGGCGGGAACGGTGATGCGGGTCTTGTTGTCGAGATCGATGGTGATGTTCGCCGGGCGCTTCGAATTGCCGGGCTCGACCTTGGCGACAATGCCGCGCTGGCCGTTCACCTTGACCTTCTGCTTGCGCACGAAGGAGCCGCGCGCGATCGCGGCCTGATCCGACATACCGCCCTTGAGCGTGTCATAGGTCATGAAGGCGATGCCGCGCGCGCCCTGCACCGGCTCGCCGGTCTTCACCTTGCCGGCGTTGAAGACAAGGTTCGGGTCCTGGCCGAGCCCCTTCCAGTCGCGCTTGGCGTCGCTGAAAAGCGTTTGTTTCTCGGAAATCCAGATCGCCTTGCGGCGACCCTGCATCCAGTTATCGAGGATGATCCCGGAAATCTCGCGACCTTTGCCGACGCCGGTGCCGTCGCCGATGAAATAGCCGCGGCGCTTCGGCGTCTCGCCGTCGGCCGCCGGCAGCATCTTGGAATGCGCCTGCCCGGCATAGACCGTGGTCTCGAGCTGGGCGAGCGAAAGCAGGCCATCGGCGATGACCTTCTTCGGCACATGCGGTTCGTAGGTCACCGGCGGCGGCGACACCGACGCCATCGAGGCGGATTCGACGAGCGGCCCGGGGTGCGGCTTTGCGCCCTTCACCCGCACGCGCTGCGGCTCGTAGGATTGATACAGGCTTTCGTTGATCTCGGAAGCGCCCTGCTTGCCGGGATCGACGCGTTCTAGTCCGACCCGCTCGCCGACGGCTGCAGCGCCGGATTGTCCGCTACCTGCCTGCTCCAGATTGTTTCGAGCAGCCGGAACGCCGCCATTTCCGCCTTCGGCGCGGTCTGCAGGACGTGCAGAAGATTGCTTTCCTGTTCCTCGCGATCCGGCCCGTTCGGGTTGCTGGTCAGCCACCCCATCACGCTGTCCGGGCTCCACGCGAACATCTGCGCCAGTTGCTCCTCCAGCGGATATATCTCGGCTGTCGGAACGACCGCGTCCTCCAACCCCCACTCCGCCAGTTGCAGCAGGTACAGACGGTGATCCTCGATCGGTGCTTGCGGCTTCGCCTCGCGCAGCCATTCCAGCGCCAGTTGATTGATCGGCTCGCTGTTCTGCGGAAGCGTTCGGGCGGCCATCGCGGATCGGCTCCAAGGCGCGCATCAGGTCTTCGACCGTCTGCGCTTCGGTCAGCACCGGCTTATGCCCCGCCGGCGGCGCAACCTTATCTATGACCAGTAAACGAGTGCCGAAAGTGGTGCCGTATTTCTCGTAGACCTTGCCCGAGACCCCGATATTGGCCTGCACGGTGTTGGCCTTGGCGATTCTGTTCCACCACACCCGATAGGCCGGCGCGCCCTTCGTGAAGCCGCCATTGACGATCGCGACCAGGCGCCCGCCATCTTCGAGCCGGTTGAGCGCGGCCTCGATGTGGTTGGCGGCCACCATCGGCACCTTCTGATTTCCCATGCGGCCGGCGGTCTGCGAGAACGGCGGGTTCATCACCACCACCGTCGGCTTCACGTCGTCGGGTAGAATGTTGTCGAGCTGCTCGGCATCTTCGGTGAAGACGCGCCCTCGATCGCCGACAAGACGGCGAAGGAGCGGCACGCGGCGCTGTGCGAGCTCGTTGACAAAAAATGTCAACCCGGGCCGCGACGCCGCCGCGACCAGGGAACCGGTACCGGCCGACGGCTCCAGCATGCGGTCACCTTCGCGGAGGTTCGCGGCATAAGCGGCGGCCGCCGCATAATGCGGTGGCGTCGAGAATTGCTGATAAGCAACCTGCTCCTCGTCGCGCACGCGCTGCGTCGGCAGGCGATTGAGCATCTCGGACAGCCGCGTGTTGGCGGATTTCCAATCGCCTCGATCGACCCGCAGTTCGGCGTCGTCGCGCACCATGATGTTGACGGCGAGCTCGAGCGCGTCCGCCATGTCCTTGCGGTTGAACTTGCCCTCGGAAAGCTTCGCCTTGTAGGCGCGCTCGGCCGCCTCTTGCAGATCCTTCTGTGTGATCCGGCGCCCCGCCATCAGGAGACCGACCAGCGACGTGGCAAGATCCAGCGCCGGCAGGTTCGACATCGGACCGGCTTCGGCTTCCGCCATAGACGACTGCGCCCCGGACTGGCCGGGGCGTTCATCGCGTGCTGCAGGTTTAGGTTCGGGCGGCGCCGGCGGCGGCGCTCCGGACCTCGTGGCTTCCGCCTCCGCTTGCTGCTTGCCCGTCACATAGCCAGGCTGGATCATCTTCGCGATGACCTTGCCGAATTGCGACCAGTATTCGGGATCGGCGTCCTTGATGGCCTGCGGCGTGGCGGCGAGAACCTTCTTCGCTTCACGCGCGGCGTCCATCACTGCCTTGCGGTCGCCGGCTTCCACCGCTTCCTCGATCTTGTCGAGTGCGGCTTCGATCGCCTTCGAGGCGCGGTCCTGCTCATCCTCGGCGGGAAGCGGGATGCCCTTGACGGTCTCGGCTTGCTGGACGATCGGCGGCTCGTCGCGGCGCGGGCCTTCCACCCGCTCGGCGGCTTTAGCCCCGCTGGCGTCTGGTTCTAGCTGGTCACCTTCTTGCGGCTGTTCAGCGCCACGAGGTTCTGCGCCAGGCGGCGGGCCTCGCTCTTGTCGGCCGCCTTCATTCCCGGCTGGCCGTTCGCGCGCCGGCGGAGGCTCTGCGCGAGGCGCATCCTCTGCTGCGGTATCAAGCGCTGATTGGGACCATTCATCGCCGAGTCCTTTTTCGGTTGCGGATTGTACCTGATCTGCCTCGAACTTCACAGCGGCACGCTCGATCACATCGGTGAGCGCGTCGATTGGGTCAGCACCATTGACCAATACGGCCTGCGCGGCCTCCGCGATCTCTTCGTCGGTGAGCTTGGCACCGAGCTCGCGGCCGGCGGCGCGCACCTGGTCCTTTGCTTCGGAAACCCGGGCCTCTTGCTCCTCGGCCTGGCGCTGCGCCTGCCGATCGGCAGCCGCCTGCTCGTCGGCGATCGAGAACACCTTGGCGCCGCGGGCTTCGCGGTCGAAGGCTTCGAGCAGCTCGCTGATGTCGGCGCCGCCGTTGCGCAGATAGCCGGCTTCCGCCGCCGCCTCGCGCGCGCGGTCGAGGCTCATGCCGCCCCGACGAACGAGCGCGCCGAATCCGGGAACGAACACGCGGCCAAGACCGAGATAGCCGAGCTCGCCACCCTGTTCGGCGATACCGCCCCGGGAAGCAATGAACTGGAAAAGCGATTGCGGGCCGAGCTGCGGGGTGCGCTGGATGCCGCCCTTCGTCATGCGAAGGCCCGGATGGCCGCTGCCGACCATGCGGCCGAGCACCTGCCGCACCACGCCCGGCGTCACGCCGAGCGTCTTGCCGAGCACCTTCGGATCGAGCGTTTGGCTGCGATCGGCGATCAGCTTCGTCAGTCGGGAGAATTGGTCACGCGTGACGCCGGCATGCACCGGCTCGCGATAGGACAGTGCTTTCGTGGTCTCGCCGTCCTTCGCCCAGGACTTGAAGCCCGCAACCGGCATGGCCTTGATGCCGCCGATCCGGTCCGGTCCCTTGCCGTCCGAGAACGCGCCTTCATATGCAGCGCGCGCAGCAGCTTCGCTGTCGAAGCCCTGCATGATCTTGTGCTCGTCGAAAGCGTCGGTCGCGGTGTCGATCTGATCGATGATGTAAACTTGCGACGCCTTCGGATTCGGCCCGATGAAGACATCGAGCGCGTCGCCATCCTTGCCCTTGGTGCCAAGGACTTCGCCGTAGGCCACCGGCATGGTGACTTCCCACGGGTTCGGATCGCCCGGCTTGGACCGGCGAACACCGCCGGCCTCGGTCTCGATCGTGATGTCGAGCCCTTCCCATTTCAGGTGGCGCTTGCGGTAATTCCCGGCTTCGGCCTGCGCGGGCGTCGGATCGGCGGTCTGCTCGGCACCGAGCGCGACGTCGGACGGTTGCTCGAGCTGCACCGGCGTCTGCTTCGTACCGGCCGCGGGCGGGATGCGAACGTAGGTTTTGCCGCTCTCGTGCTTGAACTCCATGCCGGCCGCGCCAGTCACGGGATCGGGCACCATATTGGCGCTACCGATCGAGCCTCGAACCTCCTGCCAGTCCGGCGAGACGCGGAAATTCTTCGACCACGCGTCGGCCGCCTCGATTTCCGCCCGCATCTCATCCGCGCTGCGCGGATCCGCGAGCATCTTCTCCAGCGTGAAGCGGCTGGTCGGCGGCAGCGGCTCGGCCTCGATGATGTTGTTCGCGCGATTCCAGTCTTCGACCGCGGCGCGATTCTCGGGCTGCTGACGCCAGACTGCGTAGTCCTCGTCGGACATGCCCCACGGGTTGCCGTCCGCAGCGGTCCATGGCACCTGCTGGAAGCTCGTGGGATCGATCGGCGGCAGCACTTCGCCTTCGAGCGGCGCGGCAAGATTCGCGACAGTCGGTGTCTGTGCACCGACATCTTCCGCCGGTAGCGGTGCTGCTGCGGTTTTGGCCACGGCTCGCGTCAGCGTGCCATGCGCCGGGATCGGTTCCGGCTCGATCGCCGCCGCAGGAAGCACGGCGTCGGCAGGCACAGCCTGATCCAGATTCACTGGCTGAAGTCCGGACACATCGAGTGTCGGCGCTTGCGCGTTTTGCGCGCCCTTGCCCTCCGCAGCCGAAAACGTACCTGAAGTACCGCCTCCGACGATCATGCCGACCGCGATGTTGCGCGGCACGTCCTCCAACAAATCCTGATCCGGCTTGTAGATACCGCGCGCGATGGCGTTCTGGATGAACTGCTGCAAGCCTTCCTGGCCGCCTTCGGCGAGCGCGCCGGCAACGGCGGCATAGCCGACACGGCCGATAAGCCCGAGTGCCTTGCCGGTGGAGCCCAGAGCGGGAAGCAGCGCGTCCACCACATCGGTGGCGCCAGCGATCGTGCCGAAACGCGCCGCTTGCTGGATCTGCTCCGGAGTGGCGCCGGCCTTCACCGCGCGATCGGCGGCTTCGCCCTGCCCGCTGGTGACGAACATCAGACCGGCGGCCGCGGGGCTGAGCAGCGACATGCCGATGCCACCGGCGACCGAGCCGAACCCCGAGCCGATGTCGCGCGTCCAGGACCGGCCTTCGAAGCCCGGTCGCGGCGCGAGCGCTTCCTTGCCGAGGTTCTCGATTGCCTCACCCGCCTGCCATACCGGGTCCTGTGTGAGCGGCGGAATCGGTGGCGGAGCTGCCCGCACCGTCTCCACCGCGGCGGCCGGGTCCTCGCCCGCTGCCACGCGCTCGATGCCAGCGCCGAGGCCCGCGCGTTCTTGCGCGCCCAGGCCGAGCGATTGCGAGGCGGCGATGCCTTTCAACGACGATGCAGGAAGGTTCTTCGCGCCTTCGACAAAGCTCTTGCCCAATTCGACCGGATAGTCGGACAGCGACGTCGTGACGTTTTCGGCGCGCATCGGCGTGAGGCCGCTCACGTCGAGCGGTTTCAGGCCGCTATTGTCGAGCGGCGCCTGCGCGGAATCGACCGGCGTGAGGCCGCTCGTGTCGAGCGGTCTCAACCCGGTCACATCGAGCTGTGACATCGGTTACTTCTGGAAGAGCTGCCCGTTGACCTGGATGATCGTGCCGGGAGGCGCGCTGGTCTTGAACCAGGTGATCTGGTCCTGCGAGGTCGCAACGAACGGCGATTGCCGCGTGCCCGCGCCCTGCATGCCGCCCGCTGATCGTGCTGCAGGAGCGGGCTGCGGCGCCGGAACATCCTGCACCTCGACGCCTGTGACGGTCTTGCCGGGGCCGGTGAGATTGCGTGAGCCTGGCGCCGCTGTGGCAGGCGCAGCGGGCGCCGGTGCCGCTGCTGCGGTTGGCGTGTTCGCCTGCTGGATAAACGCCATCGCCTGCCGCGTGGTTTCCTCGGCCTTCTGATGGTTGCCGAAATTCGCCTGCAGCGCGGTGCGATAGACCTGCGAGCGGATCGTCTCGGGATTGGTCTTCGACATCGAGACCATTTGCCACGCTTCCTGCGCGTTCTTCGCCACCCCGTTGCTGATGAGCCAGTTCGCGGTCGCGACCTGCGCAGGCGTCTGCGTCTTGTTGTCGAGCGTGGTTTCCGGCGGGGTCGGTGCGTCCGGCACCTGATAGGCGGCGGCAGGATCGTTCGCGGGCGTCGCGCGCTTGGCGATGTTCTCGATATAGCTGCGCATGAATTCCTGCTGAACGCGCGGGCGGTTGGGGTAGAGCTCCTGCGCCATCTTCGCTGCTTCCGTGATGCCGGCTCGCAGCTCGGAATTCTCGATCACCGCCGGCGGGATCGTTTGGCCCGCCTGACGCGCGACCTCGACCGCGGCGTCGGTCTGACCGGCATTCAGCAATTCGAGCGACTTGTAGAACGCCTGCAATTCGGAATTCACCGCCTGCGCCTGCTGCTGGCGCAATCCGGTCTTGGCGCCCTCGATCTTGACCGGTGCGGTTGCGACCGCGACATCGGCGCCCGCCTCATTCGTGCGCGCAGCATTCGCTGCATTCTGCACCATATATGGCGCGGTCTGCTGCTTGACGCCGAGATCGACCTGGTTTCCGGCATTGCCGATGCGCGCATTGTCGATCGTATACGGCGCAGTCTCGCTCGCGATCCTTGCTTGCGTTCCCGCCATGGATGCAGCCGAGCCCTGCTGTGCGACGCGACTGTCAACCGTGCGCTGCGCGACATCGGCATTCGCGCGGGCGGTGTCGGCGCCGGCGGTCAACGTGCGCAGCCTGGTCGGCGCACCTGCAAGGTTTTCGGCATTGGCGACGATCTGCGCCTCGATCGCCAGATCGGTAGCGTAACGCTGCTGCGCGTTCTTCTGCCCGGTATTGTAGGCGTCCAAGGCGGGGTTGGACGTGATGAGGCCGAGCGGATTGGAACTGCTTGCCATGTTGAAGTCCGTGCCGTTAAAGCCCGAGCCGCTTCTCGATATTGGTGAGCCGATCGCCGTAGCGGCTTTCGCGCGACTGATTGGAAATGATCGAACTGATGTCGCCGATCGCCTGACCGTACAGCTTGCCGTTCGCAGCATCAGCCTGCGCTTCGTAGAGCCCGCTCTTCGCGGCGGAATCGCCTGCGACCTTGCCGGTGTTCGAGATCAGGTTGGCGGAGTTGTTACCGAGGCCCGCGGTGAGGTTCGCGACGTTGGTGCCGACCTGCATGGTCTGGCCCGCACCGGCCATCTCCGCCGCATTCGAGCGCCCTGCCATGACATTGGCGGCGTCGACCGCGCGCTGCTTGTTCTTCTCCAGCGCATCATTGGCAAAGTCCGTCTCGGCCGAGCGAAACAGCGAACGCGCGGTACGACCGGAACCTGCGAATTGCGAGCCGCGGATTTGGTTGTCGACGCTGCGGCGCAATTCGTCGAGCTGCGCCTGCTGTGTTGGCGTAAGCTTGCCGGGATCTGCAACGACGCCCCGCAGATAGGTGCCGCCCGGGGCATTGGTCTCCTGAATCTGGCGATAGGCTTCCTGCGAGACTTCGTTCGCCTGCTGGATGGCAGCGGTCGCTTCCGCGGTGCGGCGCTCGAGCTCGGCTTGCGCGCGAGCATTGGCTTCGGCCTGAAGCCGCGCACGTTCGCGTTCGGCCTCGGCCGCGGTCGCCGCGGCCCGGCTGTTGGCCGAGCTTGAGAACAGCGCTCCGCCAATGCCCGCAATGAGTTCCCACATCGCAGTCTACTTTCAGGCTTGGGCGCCGATTCTGCCGAGCGCCGTGGTTGGCTTTGCGGTCTGGAAGGGAGCGGGCTTGCCCGCGTCCGCTGGCGGAGGCGAATCGGGCGCGGGCATCGCCGGACCTTGGCCGCACAGATCGAGCAGGAAGCCAATCTCGGGCACGATCTTCTTCAACGCCGCGAGCGCGGGCTGCGAGATGCCCGTCTTCATGGCGGCGATCTCCTGATCGGACAGCGCACCGGCGCGGTTCAGCAATTCGCTCTGAAGCGGATCGTTGGGATCGATCTGCGCCTCGATCTCGGGCGGCATCGGCTTGCCGAGCGGAGAATTGGGATCAAACATCGGGCTCTCCTCAAAACCACTTGTTCAGCGTGCGACTGATGCCATTTCCCATTTGATTGACGAAGTTGCCGTAGCTCGACACAGCCTGCGCCGGCGTCGACGCGGTATTCTGCACGCCCTGCGGCGCGGGCTCCATCGGCATTGCACTGACGGCGGCGAGCCTAGTGGTTGATTGTCTAGGTTCGAGCAGGTCGGCGAGTTGCGAGCCCTGCCCCTGCACCGCCTGACCTCGGGCGGCGAGGTCCGCCGAACTTGCCTGCAGATTGCCGCTGGTCGGATCGAGTTGGCCGCCGACAAACTGCGGCGTGCGCTGTTCGGTGTAGCGCGATGGCATCAGGTCGGTGCCACTTTGTCCAAGGGGAGATTGCCTCGCCATGTTCAAGCCCTCATGTCAGTTTTGGAAAAAGGATGACGTCGAATGACACCGTGTTGCCGACGCCAGGCGCCGCGGCAGTGGTGAAGGTGAAGCTGTCGGCTGCAACGCTGATGCGCGTCACCACGAACGCGCTGGCGGCCGGCGCGCCGCTGAAATCCTTGGTGGTCGCCAGCACCACATATTCCGCGCTCGCAGGCTTCTCGCCGTCGCCGAAGACGTAGGTGAGCTGGTTGTTTGTGCTCGCGAGTTGCAGTGTCTTCTGAAAGAAGGCCGCGGTGCGCGTCAGCTCGCTGTTCGCCTGCGTTCCGAGCTGGAACGCCTCATTCGCGGTGAGCTGGGCCTGCGCGATCGTGGTGTTGGCCGGATCGGGCAGATTGTCGGGCTCGAGCTCGGCGGATTGCGCCTGATAGGTCGGATCGAGCAGCCCGCTCTGCACCACCGCCGCCTGGTAGAACTGATGCAGATAATCGTTGAGGATTTTCGCGTCCGCATTGTAATCGCCGGTCAGGCGTGGCGGCGTCTGGATCGTTGTCTCGTTGCGCGCGCGCTGCGTCGTTTGCTGCGCGGGCTGGCTGTCGGCTGCGGCCGTCGAGACGTCATCCGCCATCAGTGACCGACCTTGTCGACTTGCGCCTCGGCCTTGATCAGGTCGATCGGGCAGTTATCGGCCGATGAAATCTCGAAGGCGAAGCTCGACCCGAGCCCGAAGCCGCCGAAATAAACGAAATGCAAGGTGTCCCCGGCCTTGCCGAGCGAGCGTGTGATCCACGGACCGTAGGGGCGGCCGTCCCGGCTGCAGCGCACGCGAATGGTCGGCGCGGTCTGCGAGGTCCCGAGGCCGCGGCGGATCCGCAACCGGAAATCCTTGATCTGCAAATCCGTGGCTTCGGCGATGTAGGCGGTGCGCACGAGCCAGCGCTGCAATCCGTTGCCGTGACGGAAATAATTCGGGTCGAGCTCGTAGAGCTTGCCCTCGCCGCCTACGAAATGCTTGTTCCAGAGCGTCCAGTGCGACCAGCCCGGCCAGCGGTTCGGCGCGCCGTTCGCTTCGTCCCACCCATAAAGCGTCGAGAAGCGCTTGTTCTTGTAATCGTAGAGCAGCGTCACGCCTTTGGTGCCGTATTCGTTCGTGGCGTTGGGCGCCTGCAGCACCATAAACTTCTGCCCGACGATATGCAGGGGCCGGTCCGGGAAGCCGCCGAGCCAGGCGTCGGACCAATCGTCGATCGCTTCCAGCAGGCGTCCGATCTCGTTGGAGGCCGCGGCCGAGGTCTGGCCCGAGAAGCGCACGAATTCGGTGAGCGCGTTGATGGTCCACAGCGCGTTGTCAGCAAACAGCATCACATAGGGAAACTTCACGCCATCGCCTACCGACCAGCGCCGGAAGAAAGGGATGCTGCCCGTCGGATTGCGCTCGAACTGCTCCATCGAGCTCTCGCCGCCGAGCATGATCTCGCGGAAAGGCGTGATCATCAGCGAGTTGATGTTGTCCGGGTTGCCGTCAGCCGAAAACGTATCGAGCGGGTCCCACTGATCGGGCTTGCCGGGTGGCGAGTGATAGAAGCGGCCGGAATTGAGCTCTACCGCGATGGTGAAATCATCCATCCATCCGATATGGGTGGCGAGCGGTGCGTCCTTGGAAAGGAGCTCGCAAGCCTGATCGCGCAGGCGCACGATCGGCCCGCCGGCAGCCATCAGCAATTCGCGGTCGGTCTTCTGGAAGATGATGCGCCGGCCGCCGGACACCGGCACGCCGGGGATTTCTGCCACCGCATAGTCACGCGTGACACGGTGAATGCGGCCCTTGTCGGTGCCGGCGATCAGATCGCCGTTGTGGTCGTTCAGATAGATGCGCGAATTGCCCCCGAAATCCGCGATTTCGCGCATGCCGGGGAACCGCGACTGGCCGTTCAGATCGTTGACGTAGCCGTTCTCGATCGCGGTCTGATAGCCGACGACGGCTTCCGGATGCAGGTTTGCGTACAGCCCCTTATCCAGGGGGAGCGGCACCCAATCTTCAGCCATCAGGATGAGACCACGTTGACGTCGCCGGTCCACTCGACCGTCTGGCTGGCGTCGCCGATCACTCGCAATTCGATCTCGCCGACATTTGCCACGAAGGCGCAATGCCAGTTGGCGTTGGTCTCGATGATGGGGGTGACACGGTTGTCGGCGAAGGCGAGCAACCCGTCGGCGACGCCGTTGCCGGTCACGCCATTGCTCAGATTCTCGTTGTCGACGAAGGCGCCGTGAATGTCGTTCAGCGTCAGCGTGCCGGTCGCGCCTCCGTCGCTCTGCGAGACGAGCTTCGCGGTAGCGCCAGAAGTCGCGCCGGTGATCGTGTCGCCATTGGTGAAGTTCGAGGATTGCCCGTCATAGGCGAGCGTCGCAGCGCTCTTGATCTTGACGTTCGGCGACGAAATCGAACCGTTGACGGTCGCGGAACCGCCGGCGCCATCGGTGATGATCTCGTTGTCGACGAAGGTGCCGGTGATGTCCTGAAGCGTCAGCGTGCCGGTCGCGCCTCCGTCGGTATCCGCTGTGATCCGGGCGCTGGCGCCCGACGTTGCGCCGGTGACGACATTGCCGACCGTGAAATTGCCGGTCTGGGCTTCGTACGCGAGTGCGGCGCCTGGACGCTCGGCCGCGATCGCCAGATGATAGAAGCCGACATTGACCCCGTTGCGCTGGCGGCCGATGACCTTCGCCTCCAGATAGACCTTCTGCCCCGGCCGAAGCGGCATGCCCCATGCCTTGGTCGCGGCATTGCCGGTGGTGACGCCGGAGGCCGATCCGCGATCGAAGCTCTTGGAGCGCAGCCAGGCGGTCGCGGCGCCTGCGATCGAGACGCCGGAGATTTCCCGGCAATCCTGCACGAGGATGTTGTTGCGCGGCGTGGTGATGGTGATCGCCACGTCCTGAAATGACATGCGGCGGAAGGCGAGCGCTTCGACATTGCCGGTGAGGGCGATCGAGCCGTCCTTCATCGAGCCGCCGAGGAATTCCAGGCCGACCACGGTGTTCTCGGTCGTTTCGGGAACGCCGTCCTCGACCGAAAGGTTGACGGTGTTGTCCTCGAACCAGGCGTCGATGAAGGATGTGGCGCGTGCGCCGACGATCTTGACCGCGGTGCCGGTGTTGCTCTCCAGCCCGAGGTTGACAAACTGGTTATGGGTGCAGGCGAGGTCCTTGTTCTCAAGATCGATCGCGGCGCCCGTGCACAGGTCGATCTTTCCGCCGCGCCACACGTTGAACCGCAGCACGCCGCCAACGCCAGCCGCGTTCTCGCCATAAGCCTTGTAGCCGGTGACGCATTGCTGGACGAACAGGTCATTCCATGCGCAAAGCGCGCCGCCCTTGCGGGAAAGGCCGGTCTCAAAGCGCTTGATCTCGGCGTCGTTGAAAACGATCTCGTCCTTGTTCTCGGCAAGGACGCCGATCGAATTGCCGACCAGCGTCACCCCATCGAGCGTCAGCCGGCAGAAGCCCGCCCTCTTGCCGCCGATCGTCACCACGGTGCCAGCCTGCG